GCACACTCGATCGCGCTCGATCGAGCGAAGACGCTTCAGTGGGCGTCTGCCGAGGCGCAGGCGAAGGAGATCAAGGCCGCGCAGGATGCCGCGAGCGCCTTCGGGCAGTTCCGGTCAGCCCTGGCCACGGTGGGCGCGAAGCTCGCTGAGTTCGCTTCGTCGTTCGCCTCAACGCTCGCATCGAAGCTGGGAGACGCGGGGAGCGCCATTCAGAATGTCGTCTCGGCTGCGCAGTCGGGCGGTGGAGCTGCGGCAGCAGGAGCCGCAGCAGCCGAGCTCTTCAGCCGCACGAAGGCGTTCAACGACCTCCTCGAGACCGTGGGCGGTGCGTTTTCCAGCCTGATCACCGCGTTCGAGCCGATCGGTACGATGCTCTCTCAGGCGCTGATGCCGATTCTCTCTTCGGCGTTTCGGCTCGTCACGACGATCCTCGATGGGATCGCGCCCATTCTCGACACGCTCTCGATCGCGCTGCAGGCCGTCTCGCCGATCCTTGTGGTGATCGCGATCCTCTTCAAGGGACTGAAGCCGCTCTTTGAACTGCTCGGGCTCGTCGTGAAGGGCCTGATGTATGTGCTTCAGGGCGTCTTGATTGTTGTGATGTATATCATTGAGGGCGTTGGTCTTGCTGTGCTCGGGGTCGTGCGCGGAATCGAGGAAGCATGGAACTGGGTCGTCGAGGCGGTGGCGAAGGTCGTCGACTTCTTCACCGCTGGCACTGGTGGTGACTCGATCCGCGCCGGGAAGATCGACACCACCGATACCGACAAGGCGATCTCTGACCTGACCTCGACCTCCTACGCGGCCGCGCTCGCGCAGGCCGACAACGCCGCGGCAACTGACCAGGCTGCAGGCAAGACGGCAGACCTCGCGAAGGCGACGCAGGCCGCGAATGAAGCGCTGCTCAACGTCCCAAGCGGCTACAAGGTAGCGCTCGCGCGCTTCCGGGCTACCCAGAACGAGGGCGGCCCACAGGGAGGGAGCGCGATCCCCGACTGGCTCAGCCCGAGCTCGGTGACGGTGCACATCGAGAACGTCAACGTCGATGGCGCTGACCCGAAGAGGTTCATGCAGAACCTCTCCGACGAGATCAAACGCAACGGGACGCGCCTCTACGGGAATCCCTTCGCCTCGGGGTTCCCGTGAGCTTCCTCACCGCCAACGGGATCGAGATCCCTGTCGCTGATGGCACGCCCGACTTCTCGATCGAGGAAGTTGGCGCGATGGAGCGCGGGGTGAACGCAGCTCTGCAGGACGATCGGCGCGCGTTCAAGCGCGTATGGAAGGGCACCACGCCTCCGATCTCCGCCGCTGCCTTCCTCGCCTTCCGCGCCCTGGTGCTCGGATCTGGGCACAAGTGGGACTTCGAGGCGAACGGGCTCTTCTCCTCTCGAGGGCTCCAGGCTACGACTGCGGGCTCCGTCAATGCCTCGTTCGCGAAGTACGGCACGCAGTCACTCACGATCCCCGCGTCGAGCTTCGTCGACTTCACCGGGCTGGCAACGGGCGATTGGACGATCTGGCTCTGGTACTACGATCCAGGCATCACCGCGTGGAACTGGCTGAGCACCGACTCGAGCGCGGCGACGAACAGCAGCACAGGCACCCCTTCGATCTCTATCTCCGCCGTCTCGGGAGCCGTGCGCGTGACGAATGGGAGCGGAACGCTGCCCATGTATCTCGACGACGTCTGGATCCTGCCGGCGAAGTACGCGGACCGCGCGACATGGCTGACCGCCCTTGCCGCGTTCAACGCGCCAAAGGGGGCCTGCGGGCGCATCGCTCTGGGCGGCAACTTCGTCGAGGCGGGTACGTCCGTTATCCAGGTGCGCGGCTCAAGCGACACCACCAAGATCGTGCAGGGCCGGCCCGGCGGCGTGTTCTCGCCGAACCTGCACCAGCTGACCTTCAAGTTTCAGGAGATCTGATGCGCGCGATCACCGCTGCGGAGCAGGTAGCCTACGAGAGCGAGGGCGCTCGGTGGGCCTTCCGCCTCTCGGTGAAGGACGCCTCGAGCACGTGGCGAAACCTCGCCGATCTGCTCGGGAACGGTGACTTTGACTTTCTCGCCTCGGGGACGATCCGCGAAGACATCGACGCGAACGGCATGACGGGAGAGTTCAAGCTAAAGCGCGCGATCGATGGCGGCGTTTCGCTCTCGCCCCTCGTGTCGGCGAGCCCAGTGAATCGAGCGGTGCCATTCGTGGTGGGCTCTGTGTCGAGCCTCCTGACGCCTGGGCGAGAGGTAAAGCTCGATCGGGCGCTCGTGCTCGACAGCTCCGCGGCGCTCACCTGGGTGATGGCTTTTCACGGCTACCTCGACTCGGTCGAATTCGGAGACGAAGAGATCCAGATCGAGTGCCGCGATCTCTCCGCACTGCTGCTCGACACGCAGATCGAAGTCGAGCGGAGCTACTGTTTTGCCTCGGGTGCAGCTGCGACGAATGGTACTCGCACGTGGGCGCCGTCGACGCCCCTGGTGCTGAACGAGCTCGTCGTGCCCACCTCAGCCGCGCTGAATGGGCACTTCTACAGGGTGACAACGGTAGGCACGACGGGAACGGCTGAGCCCTCGTGGCCGACGGGCACCGGATCGACGGTCTCCAACGGTGGCGTGGTGCTCACCGAGGTCGGCACCACCTCGACCAGCACCGGAACCGCCGTCGAGACGATCATGCAGCAGCTGCTCAACGACAACCTCGCCAGCGCACCGACGCTGACGACGCCGGTGTCGCCTGGGTGGATGATCCGCGTGTACCAGCAAAAGCGCGTCTCGTTGTGGCAGGCCCTGCGCGATCTCGCGACGCAGATCGGTTGGGATCTGCGCTACCGGTACAACACCGGGCTCGGCGACTTCCGGCTCGAGTTCACTGGGCCGGCGCGCTCGAAGGTGACGCCCGACTACGCGACCGCCCTGCGGCCGAAGAGCTACGGCACCACGAAGATCGACCGCGCCGACATTCGCAACGCTGTGCGGGTGATCTTCTCGAGTTCGCAGGTGCTCGACGCGGCCGGAACGCCCACGCGCCAGATCGTCGAGGTCACTGACTCCGCCTCGATCTCCGCGTTCGGCAGGCGCTTCATGGAGATTCAGGAGAGCAGCGCGAGCAACATCGACACGTCGACGGAGGCTACCGCGATGGCCACGGCCATCGTCTCGGACCTCTCGACGCCCGTCGTCGACGCCTCGCCTACCCTGCTCTTCTCCCCCTGGGTCGAGCTCGGGGATCTCTACACGCTGGCGGCCGACGGCATTCACTGGGACGCCGCTCAGAACCTCGCCGTCGTCAGCTACGAGCACTCGTTCGACAAGGACAAGCACACGACGACGATGCAGGTGCGGGGGAAGCCGTCGGGAGGCACGGATCGATGGCTGCGGCTCGACGTGCGCGTGAACTTCGCCGACATGCACTCGTTGGTTCCGTTCCCGTCGATCGACTTCTCGGCGATCCTGAGTCAGATCGTCGGAGGCGCGCAGCTTCAGCTGAAGAGCAGCAAGTCAAAGGCGCTCAAGGGAATGATCTCGCACGAGGTGCATGTCTCGAAGAGTGCGGGCTTCACACCCAGCTCGAGCACCCTCGCAGCGCAGGGCGCCGGGGAACTCTTCACGCTGGGCAACCTCGACCCCGGGGAGGCGTATTTCGCCCGCGTCGTGCCGGTGCACTACAACGCTGACAAGATTGTGCGCGGGCAGCCGGGCCCGCAGATCGCGTTCACTGCAGGCCAGGCTAAGGCACTCCATTACAACACGCTGGTGATGCCGAATCTTCTTCCGCTCAATGGCTCGTTCGAGCACATGACGCGGGACCCGAACACGTACCCTCCCGATCAGTGGTCTGTCGACTCGGGGTCTTCTTGGGGCTCTGCGGGTTCGGTCTGGTGGGGAAACGATGCGACGTATGGGAACTTCATCTCACTACGGCCGCACGCGACTGAGCGCGGATCGCTCACCTCTCGGCCATTCCCGATTCGCCGCGGACTCGCGGGGTTCAATCTCTATCTCGACGTTCGACAAGTCACTGGTGCAGCTGCCGGGTATGACCTGATCGTCGATATCAAGACGTACAAGGATGCCGCGTTGTCTGTGATTGCAGACAACATGTCGATCTACGTCTCGAGCGGAACCTTCGCCCTGAACACGTGGGGGACCTACAAGGGCGGTTTCGCTGGGTCGACGTCGTCAGGAGCGAACTTCGCGGTGGTGACGGTACGTCGCGCCACTGCAGGATCGACGGCGTTCGGCTGGGACGTCGGAAGCGTCTACTGGTACGAGGCCGATCAGGCTTGGCAGAACATCACGACGCTCGAGGTTGCTGCGATCAACCAGACGGGATGGACCGCTGTCAGCACCTTCAACTCGACCTGGACGAACGTCGGCCTGTCGTACTTCCCCGTCGGCTACTACAAGGACCGCCAGGGGCGCGTCTTCATGCGCGGGCTGGCGAAGTTCGTCGGCGCGTCGCTCGTCGGGCTCATGCTCACGCTCCCCCCGGGCTTCCGGCCGACGGCGTCGGCGCAGTACCCGATCCGTGGTGGCGCCGGCGGCCTCGGCTACCTGTCGATCGACTCAACGGGAGCCATCAACTTCGGCGGCACGCTCGCCGACGCGAACGGATCTGTGCCCCTCGACGGGATCTCCTTCGACACGCGGTGAGCGCGACGTGTGAAAGCCTCGTCGCACCTTCGCCCCATGGCCGAAGAGAGCAGCGACCTCCCTGCGTTCCGCAAGAGCCTCCTGACGATCGTTCGGGAATGGGCTGCTGCGACCGTCACCGTGATGCTGTGCTTGGGCGGGTTCGCGGGCTTCGTGCTCTCGACGGCGCACGCGCAGACTGCCGAGACGGTGCAGGCGATCCGAGCCGACGCGGGGCGCGCCCAGGCTGACGCGATCGCCGTGCGAGACGAGCTCCGGGAGCACGAGGAGACCTCGAGGCGAATCCACGCAGAGCTCGGCGCTGACATGCACGAGCTGCAGCTCGACATTCGTGCGCTCTACCGACGGATCGAGACGGGGCAGCCCCAGCCGCGCCTCGAGCACCCGCTACCCAACGACGGAGGCGCGCCATGAACTGGCTCCCTCTCACCCCGTGGCTCCCCGTGACGCCACCGCTCACCAGCGGGTCGGCGCTCCGCTCGCCCGATCTGCTCAAGCAGATCGTCGCGCAGTTCGATCTCGACCACGCTCAGCGCTATCAGCCGCAGGACCTCAACGGCGACGGGCACCCCGAGACGCTCTGCAACGTCGCGGCGATCGACCTGACCACCGCGCTCGGTGCACCGCTCCCGCGCACGTGGCCTGACGGCAAGGCGTGGCGCGAGCAGACCGCGAACTCTCTGCACGACTGGCTCACCTACTCGGGGCCCTCGCGCGGGTGGGAGGCTGTCGACGCCCACATCGCGCAGCGAATGGCCGACACCGGGCAGATCGCGATCGTCGCCTACCGCAACCCGCACCCCGAGGAGAGCGGGCACATCGCCCTGCTCGTGCCCTCGGAGGGACAGCCCGGGGTGTGGATCGCCCAGGCCGGCGCCAGGTGCTTCTCTCGCGGGCCCCTCGCGCAGGGTTTCGGCGATCTCCCTATCGTCTACTTCGGACACCCCTGACCCCCGGTGACGCCGGCGCCTCTAAGGGAGAGCGTCGTCGAGTCGACCTGCCGGGCTTTTCGCAGCACGCCACACCACCCGCAGTACCTGAGGTCGTACGATGCGCCTTCTTTGCTTCCCCGTCCTGTTCCTGAGTCTCCTGCTGCCCCTGGCGGCCACCGCCCTCCCCTCGCCCCGCGTCGAGTATGTGCTTGCGGCCGACGCACCCGCGGCGAGCTCCAGTGACGCCACGCCGGCGCCCAGCTCGCCGGCCGTGGTCGCCCCCGCGAGCTCGGCCACGTCGAGCGACACGATCGGCCCGGTGATCAAGCAGGTCAGCACCGCCGCGCCCACCACCGACACGACGATTGCCCTCGTGGGAGCCCTCGTGCAGGCAATCCAGCACGGTCAGATCCTCCTCGCGGTCGCGCTGGGCCTCATGCTGATCGTGTTCGCGCTCCGCTTCGTAGCCGGCAAGGCGCCCGACTCGGGGATCGGCAAGGTGCTCTCGAGCAGGTGGGGCGGGTGGGTGCTGAACTTCGTGCTCTCGCTCGCCGGCGCGATCGGTACTGCGCTCGCTGCGGGCGTGCCGATCTCCGGGGCACTCGTGCTGACCGCCCTCGTCGGCTCTCTCACCGCCTCTGGCCTCTGGCAGCTGGTCTCTGACGCACTCGGCGCCGGAAAGGTAGCCACCGCGAGCTCCGCCGGTGCCACCGCCGCCGCCCAGGTCGCCAGCAAGAGCGACGCGCTCAAGGACCTCTGATCGTCATGGCCGTCAGGTGGCACGGGTGGATTCGAGGGGGCGAGGTCGTGCCGTGCTGACCCACGCCCGATTCGGCCTCCTGGTTGCCCTCCTGGCGGGTTTTGAGGCCAAGGGGGCAGCCTCAGATACCCCTCACCTCATCGACGTGTCTGAGGCTCGCCTGGTCGACGCAGCGGGGCTCGCTCTCGAGGTCTCGGGCGGGGTGTGGATCTCCGACTCCGAGGCGCAGCGGGTGAGCCAGCAGATCCGCTCGCTTAGGGCGGAGAACGACTACCTGACGCAGCACGCGGGCGACCTGCCCGCGACATGGCTGCTCGGCGTAGGACTCGCGGCGCTGGCCGTGGGGCTGCTGGGGGGCTGGCTGCTGGCCCGGCTCTACCCGTGAGGCGCTACCGGGACACCCACCGGCGGATCACCGTTGCCGAGTGGCTCACGGGGACCCTGCTCGGCCTGGCGTCGCTCCCGCTCTGGTTCGCGCTCTGGGCCATCACCCGCGCCCAGCGCTGACTACGACGACGGGCGCCCTCACTCGTCATCTCCTGCGTCCTGCGAACAGCGGGACCGGAGGGCTCCCCGCGAGCACGTAGTGACGCAGGGCACCTCGGCACCAGTCGGAGAGCGGCACCTGCGCCACCCGCGCCGCCTCCTCGACCAGTGCGCGGAGCTCTGCGCCGCATCGGACCTCGAGACGTGTCTCGCTCACTACACGCCCAGGTGGGCGACCGCGACCGCGCTTTGGCACTGCGTTGCGTGAGCCGCTCACGGCAGGCCCTCGGGCTTCGGGCAGTGCTCGGCCCACGCCTTGACATCTGCCACCAGCACGCGGCGCGCGCTCCAGCGGTGAAGCAACTCTGGCAGGCGCGCAGGCGTCGAGACGCCGTGGTCCTGCTGCGGCCCGTCCTCCGCGAGCTGAGCCAGCTTGCGGCTTCCGCTCTTGCGGACCAACGTGACAGCGCCGTGCAGCTCCCACTCGTCACCCTCGACGTGACGGGCCCAGCCAACACGGGTAACACCCCAGTAGCGGCCCGGAACCTGGATCAGCAATAGTCCTTCTCTCATTTCGTGTGTCCTCCAGTGACTGCTGTTGTTGTTGTTGTCGTTGTTGTCGTCGGCGACGTCGGTGGCGACGTCGGTGGCGTCGTCGGCGACGTCGGTGGCGTCGTCGGCGTCGGTGTCGTCGGCGTCGGCGGTGGCGTCGGTGGCGTCGTCGGCGTCGGTGGTGGCGTCGGTGGCGTCGTCGGCGTCGGCGGTGGCGTCGTCGTCGTCGGCGTCGTGGTCGTGGTCGGGGTCGGCGGCGAGAGACGCAAACCGCGAGAACTTGCCCCAGCCGACAGGCTGGGCCGTCTCCTCGGCCGCGTCCTGCAATGCGTCGCGCACGCGCGGGTCAGAGAGTTTACGGTTCCTCACGGGTCACTTCGCCAGGAGCGTGGTGACGGCCTCCAGCTTCGCCAGCCGCGCCTTACTGGCAGCGATGGCGCTGGTCTTCGCGCCGGCGGCGTCCTTGAGCGCCTTTGCGAGGCGGTGGTAGCGTCCATGGGTATGGCCTCTCGGGCTAGTCGGGTGGTGGCTCGCGGTGGAATCAGGCAGGGCCGGCGAGCGATGCGGCCCTGCTCTGCGCCCGAGTCGCCTCGGGCGGTGCTGCATCAGGCGTCGCAGCGGCACTGCCCGGCCCAGTGGCGGCCGCACGGCGCGGCCACGTCCCAGGCGCCGCCGCTGGTGGTGATTGCCGAGCCGTCCGCGTAGGCGAACCGGGTCTCGGTGCCGTCGACGCGCGAGACCTCGGCGCCCTCGGTGAATGCCGCCCGCTGGGTCTCGGTGAGGGTCGAGCCGTCGTCGAACCGGGCCGCGCGCTGCTGGGCGATTGACCCTTCGCGCTCGCGCAGTTCGGCGCCCACCGCCTCGCGCCACGCGGCGTTGTACGCCCGGAGCGCCGCGCTGTCTGAGATGGGCGCGCCGAGGTGCTTCTCGGCCTGCGCGGGGGTGAGGGCGTTGAGCAACCCCTCGTCCGCCTCGAACTGCCCGGGTTGGAGAGAGCGCTCGAGGTCGGCAATCTCCTGCTCCCGCGCCCACTCCCGACCGCCCGCCGTGCCCGCCATCGTCGCCCTGCTGTAGTTCGTCTCGCCCATGATCTCACTCCCCGTTGCGGGGCGGCTTGATTGCCGCGCCCGTTGGTTATTTGTACGGCAGTTTATTGCGGAGTGCAAGCCTTTTTGTGCGGCACTTAATCTCTCCAGTAATTTCGGTATCTTGCGCATGTTCTCGACGCTGCCCGGTAGGAGATCCGGTACTGCACCGCGAGGTCGACCAGGCGATGGCCCGCGCGCCTCGCCCGCACGATCTGCTCGATCTCGGCGAGCGAGAGGAGACGCCGATCCTCGGTCTCCCCGATCTGCTTCGCGACGCGCTGGGCCTGCGTCGACGGAGCCGGGTCGATCGTCTCGGCGTGGGTGCGGCAGACCGTGCACAGCCTGCCGCCAGCGGGAGGCGCCTCGTGCGTGTCCCCGGAGACCGAGAGCGAGCCCAGGCCGCAGGAGCTCAGCGCTGCATCGTAGTACCAGTGCCAGAGCCCAGTCACCGCGCTGAGCGCCCACCTCGACGCGCCGGGGCTCACCGGTGTGCCTCCGCTTCGCGCTCGGCTGCGCGCGCACGAGGGATCAGCGCCTCTTCGGCCACGTCTCGGCCGCAGGTGCACCGACGCACGGTGAGCGTCACCATCTGGCCGCCGGAGCGGGTGGCGCCGACTACGCGCCGGATCGGCAGGGCGTCGAGCTCGGTCCGCGTGAATGGCCTCGAGCACCAGGGGCAGCCCCAGACCGTACGGTCGTCACCACCCGCGTTGAACAGGAGTTGACGCTCCCTGGTGGGCGTGGCCGGATCCCCTGCATGCGAAACTTGGTCGGCGTGTTCTTGGTGCTGGTCGCCTCTTCGTGCAGCCTCCTGCGGGTCCCGGAGCCCACTCACGGCTACCAACCCCCTGCGCCGCCCGCGTGCGAGAGTTCGCGCGCCAACCCGATCGTAGACACGGTGATCGCTGCGCTCTGCGCGGGGGGAGCAGTCGCGGGGCTCTCCGGCCAACTCGCCCAGGAGACGGGTCCGAATGCTGGGGCTGCGGTCGGAGGCGTGCTCTGTGCTGCGCTCTTCACGACCTCGGCGGTGCTGGGCTACGGCCGCACGAGTGAGTGCGCCGAGCAGGAGCAGACCCGACGGCGTTTTCTCGACGATCAGCGCCAGCGCCAAGAGCACCGTGTGGAGGACCTGCGCCGCCTCACCTTGGACTCGAGGATCGTGCTCGCGAACGAGGTGGGCGAGGTGCTCCTGACCGTCGTCGCCGAGTTCTCCGAGACGGGGGAGCGTATGACCCTGTACCAGGGGCGGATCCTCGCTGGAGGCAACGCCGAGGTGCTGCTCCGAGGCCACCCCGGGCAGTTGGTGCGACTCTTCGGCATGCTGACCTCCCTCGGCACCCAGTTCGCGATCGAGCCGTTCGAGACCACGTTCTCCGGCCAGCAGGGGCTGAACTTGTCGATCTGGTTCGACCCTGCACTTGGCGTCTACCGCCTCCGTCCGAACTGACCGAGGCAGTAGGCACACGCTTCGCTGCGGGAGACGCGCGAGCGCTCCCGTCTTCTGCTCGTTTTTCACGCACCACCCCGCGCTCGGCGCTCGCCGAGCCCTTGCTACGTGTCTTCCTGCTGACTGCTCTCCTGCGTCTCTCTGCTCACCGGGCCGACCCCGGCGCTCCCCTGCCCCACGACGACGCCCGCAGCACCCGCACGACGCGTGGCGAACAATCGCAGATTGCACCGCAATCTACAAGCGGGTCATTGCAAAATCCACGAATAGACCGTACAAGGGGCGCGTGACCGAACTGGGAAAAGTGTTCAGTGGTATCGCTTCGCGAGCCGTGGTGGATTCGGAGCCTATGGCCCCCGTCTACAAGCCGCGTCCCCCGAAGAGCACCGTCAAGGTGCAGGCCTACCTCTCGCCGAAGGTTCGCGAGGCGATGATGCAGCTGGGCCGGCTGTGGGCGATCCTCGACCGTCACTCTCCCCAGGAGACGAACGCCGAGGAGTGGACCGAGAGCGAGATCCTGAAGAGGTTGATCGAGTCAGGTATCGACGCGGCGTGGGACGAGGTGAAGGGCGGCGCTCCGCAGTCTGAGGAGGGCTGGGCCGCTCTCGAGCAGGCGATCGCTCGAGCAGCTCGGAGGCCTGACGCCTCGGAGCCCGCCTCGGCGGTAGACGAACCGAAGAAGTCGAAGCGCTGATCAGGCCCGCTTCGGGCCTGTAGCAACCACGCAACCAACTGATCTTTTTTGGCACCGGAGCCGGTGTCAGGGGGCCGATCTATGTCCACAGCACTGCGGGAGTGCGGTTTGCCCAGGGCGCGAGGCTCTGGGTTTCGACGAGGGGTGGCAGATGGCGAGCAGCGAGATCGAGCAGTTCCTGAGGCGGGTGTCGGTGGAGATTCGGAGAGTGGTTCGGGAGGAGCTGGCGGCGCTGGGGAGTCCTCCTCCGCAGCAACAGCACGCGCTCACGTACGCCCAGGCCGCGAAGGCGTTGGGGCTGTCCCCGCGCACGATCCGGCGGCTGGTCTCGATGGGTCAGCTTCTGGTGACTCGCACCACCTCACGCACGCCGCGAGTGCTCCCGTCGGAGATCGATCGCCTGCGGAGCCCGGAGCGCCCCGCGCCTCCGCCGGCACCGGTGGCCGGTCGCTCGCGGTCGGCGAAGACCGAGGCGCAGCAGCTCCGCGAGGCCCTGCGCGCTCAGCGCCGAGCCGCGAAGAGCAAGGCCGCCCCCTAGCCTCCCTTGACCAGGCGGAGGCCCGCAGCGACAGCCGGCGCCTCCTGGGGGGCGCGCTCGTCGAGTTGGATGACCTGGGCCGCGAGCTGGGCGCGCTTAAGCTCGAGCGCCGCGAGCTCCACCTCGAGCGCCGCGCGCTGAGCCGCGAGGCTGAGCGGGGCGGAGGCCGGAGTGGGCGTCTCGTCGGCGTCGACGCGCACGGTGGGGATCGACCGTGTCGGGATCTTCGAGTCGACGTAGAACCGGCGCGTCGTCGACTCGCTCTTGTGGCCGGCGAACTCGGCGAGCGCCTTGAAGTCGGCGCCGAGGTCGTGCCCCCACGTGAGCACGCTGTGGCGCATCACGCCCATTCCGAAGCGGGTCACGCCGGCCGCGTCGCAGGCGGCGCGCATCGCTCGAGCGAAGCCCATGCGGTTCGGCAGCGCCCCCTTGCGCTTCGGGTCGCCTCGGATCGCGAGCAGGCGCTCCGCGCACTCGATGTAGACGAGCTCCTTCAGGGGCGTGCGCGTCTCGCCACCGGTCTTGTGTTCAGTGACGAGCACTGCCAGCGGCCCATCGATGCGCCCTGGAGGGGGGCGAACGATCTCACCCGCGACGACGAAGCGCCGCGCCTCGGAGACGTGCCAGGCGGTCGCGCTGAGCAGCAGCAGCACGTCGTTCAGCGGCCAGTTGAGCTCGCGGTAGACCCGGCGAACGATCTCGACGTCGATCACCTTGCGCCTGCGATCCTTCTCGGGCTTGGCCTGCGGCACGAGGAGATCGAGGGTCGCATCTTCGGCGTTCTTGATCGTGTGCTTCACGGTGCGCAGCCACGTGAAGAGCCCCTTGATCGCCTTGATCCGCTGCGACTTGCGGCGCGGCCACTGCTCGAGGGCCGGGTGCAGATCGTTGGCGAGCGAGAGCGCGCGGAGGTCCTTGTCGCCGACCACCTCGATCCAGTCGGCCAGACATCGGGCCATCTCGTCGGCCCACTCGGCCGTGACGCCCTGGGCGAGCTGGTGCGCGTGGTACTCGAGGCTCAGGGCCGTCGTGAGGCGGGGAGCGGTGGTCGGCACCACGCTGGCCGGCGTGTAGCCCTTCGGGTCGACCTCGAAGCGCGCGAGGTGCTTCAGCGCGGCCTGGCGATCGGTGGCCCGGGTCGAGACGTGAAAGCGGTCGCTCTTAATGCACTTCTCGATCACGAACACAGACTTGCCGAGCGGCTTCCCGGTCTCGGCGTCGACCTTCTGCCTCTTGTACCCGCCCTCCCACTCGCCGACCGAGACCCACTTCGACTTCTTCGCGCGCACGTCAGGCCTCCGAGATCTTCACCACAGCTTCACCACGCTTCGCGACCGCAGTACCGTAACCACTGAACAAACGAAGGAAAGGGACGAAATGAAACAGGCCTTTCAAGCCGGTAACACGAGTTCGAATCTCGTTGGGGTCAATCCCCCTCCCTCGGAGAAACGCCGAGGGCGGGGGCCTGCGGCGGCCACCGGCGGCCCCCCATTTACACCACAGTTACACCACGCCCCGACCCCCTCCGAGAACGGAACGGAGGTTCAGGCCAAGGCTCGCGCGCAGCGGAAGCCCGGCACGACGCCGATCGAGGCCCCGCCGACGGCCCGTCAGCTCGTTGTCCTGACGGAGGTCTGCCGGCTCGCCCAGGCTGCCGGCGCCACCACGATCCGAGAGATCGGTGACGCGCTCTCGGCGACCTCGACGAACGGCGTCGTCGACCACCTCGTGGCTCTGCAGCGCCGCGGGCTCCTCACCCGGGAGCCCCGCAAGAGCCGGACGATCCGCCCCACCCCCGCAGGCCTCGCGCTGGTCGGCAGGTTCGCGGGTCGCCCCGGGGCCGGTGTCGACACCGCTCAGCAGGTGGTCGACGCCGCCCTGAGCCGCCTGCTCCCCCGCTCCGGCCGCGGCGCCTTCCAGACCGCTGCCCAGGTCGCGCTCAAGAAGCGGGGTGGCCGGTGAGCCACCAGGTGACGATCGAAGATCTGCTCGCGCCCAAGCCGGTCGAGGCGCGCCGGGTGAAGACCGCGAACCCCGATCTCGTGCGCGTGCGCTCGCGCCTGGGCTCAGCGGTGCTCGAGTTCTGCCGCTCTCGCCTGGGCGATACCCACGGGGGGACGTTCCGCGCCTCTGAGCTGCACGCCGCGGTGCCCGACGCGGCGCCGGCCTCTGCCGACCGCACCCTCCGCGAGCTCCGCCGTGACGGCGTGATCTCCTATCGAGTGCTGTCCCGCTCGCAGTCGCTCTACCAGGTCGAGGCGGTGGCCAATGGCTGAGACCAAGACCCTCGCCCAGTGGGTCGAGTCGCTCGACCTGAAGGCGCGCTCCTCGTACGCCGAGATCAGCACGAAGGAGTGCGCCGAGCTCCGCGACCTCCTCGCGCAGCGCACCGAGGTGACTGAGTGCGATCGGCTGCAGTTCGATCGTGCGGTTAACGCAAGCCCCTCGCTGAAGTGCGGGCGCTGCGGGCTCACCCCGACCACCGGGTGGCACTCCTGCGAGGCCCTGCCGGTCGAGCGGGCCGTGCTCGAGGCCTCGGAGCGAATGGCCGGCGTCGGAGGGGATTCGCCTGACGAGCTCGCGCTCGACGCCTGCCACGCTGCGCGCCGAGCGATCGAGGCGCGGGCATCTGCCCTCACCGGGGGCCTGACGCGAGCCCTTGAGTGGGCCCGGGAGGATCTCCGCTGGCGGGAGAGCGGTGGGGTGGGCCCCGTCAACGTCTGCGACCTCCGGCACCGCGTTGAGGTGCTCGAGGCGCTGCTCGACGAGCACCGCCCCGCGGTGCGCCGGGCGGCCACCGGTGCGGGTCCTTACTGGGATCGCCGAGGTGACGAATGATCCCGCCGCCTTTCCTCGAACGCGTCCGCGTGCTCACCGATGCCCTCGCGCGGGTGCCCGGGATCTCCGACGTGGGCGACACCCGCGCCGGCTACCGCGGGGGGCTGTACAAGGGCGAGCTCTTCCGCCGCTACCGTGTGCCTCCTCCGGTGCTCGCGCGGACGATCCTCTACCAGCAGGAGCGCCAGTCGGGGCCTCAGTGGGGCGCCCGGCTGCTCGTCGCCTTCGTGGGCGTGCTCAACGAAGCCAACGCCGGCAACCGCCCGGGGCTGGTCTCGCGACTCGAGGATCTCGCCGCGCTGTGCACCGCCTGGGCGGAGAGCTCGCGATGACGCCCGCCGAGCGCGAAGACATGCTCGTCCGCGCCATGGCCACCGCCCTCGAGGCGTCCCTGCTCCTGATCGAGACCTCGCAGCTCCTCCAACAGGCTGGGGAGCTGCACCAGAGCGCGGAGTTTGCCCGGCTCTCCGCCCAGGTGGCCGACCGCGTCTCCTCCTTCGCCCAGGGCGTTCGAGGAGGTGCCCAGTGAGCAGTACCGAGAAGCGGAGGAGGTGCGCTCGGTCGTTCCTTGAACTCGAGCACCTGCGCGCGCGGGTGCTCAGGCTCACGCGTGCAGTCACGGGGCTCTACACGCGTCAGCCGCCCCAGCGACTGGGAGACCGAGCCTCGCGGCGCCCAGGTCGTCACCTGCTCAGCCTGCGGCAGAGCTCGCCGCGATGGCCCCGGCCCGCACTCACCCCACTTCTCGGCTGCCGGCGCCCTCGTCGTCGGCCCACCAATTCTTCGCACCCCTGAACAATCGAACATGACAGCCCCTCTCTCTCCCCCAGCTGCTGACCTGCTCCTGAAGCTGTTCAACGCCTATGATCTCTTCGCCGGCGGCGGAGGCGTCTCGACCGGAATCGAGGCTGCAACCGGACACCCGGTCACCGTCGCGATCAACCACTCGCCGGGCGCCATCGCGGTACACGAGGCCAACCACGCGCACACGCACCACCTGATCTCCGACGTCCGATCCCCTCTCCCGACGATCACCGCGGGCGGAGTCGATCGCCGCGTTCAGGTGCGCGCCTTCCTCGCCGCCTACTACGGGAGCGACGGCAAGGACGTGGGGCAGAGCCTCCGGGAGCCGCTGCGCACCGTCGTCACCCGAGATCGATTCGCCCTGGTCACCGTGGCCGGCGTCGAGCACGAGATCTACGACATTGGGCACCGAATGCTGCACTGGTCAGAGCTGCTGCGCGCCCAGTTCGGACGCTTTGCTCAGGCGTATGACCTCAGCGCCGTCAAGACCGTGAAGGAGAAGATCAAGCTGCTCGGGAACAGCGTTCCTCCTGAGCTCGTTGAGGCGCTGGTGCGGGCGAACATCTCGCAGGGCTTCGCGCGGAGGGCGGCGTGATCTTCAGACTCGACGACCAAGCCGACGTCTACGTCTCGACGTGGCGGACGGCTCGCAAACATCACCGGTGCTGTTGCTGCGGCCACGTCGTGGTGCCGGGCTCCCAGTACCGCTGCGACTCAATCGTCGCGGACGGTCGCGCCTACAGCGAGAAGTGTTGTTTCGCGTGCGCGGCAGCGCTCTTCGTTTTCCTCGAGATACACGGCGCGTATCCGTCGCCGAGCTGGTTCCGCGACGTACTCCAAGCAGACGCCTCCTCCGACTGCCGCTGGGGCGGACTCGAGGCGCGTCGCAGGCGCAAGAGCGAACTGCGCGCGGAGCGCGACATGTTGGCGGGCCTGCTGCGCCGTTGGCGCGCTGCCCCTGACCAGATGCCTGGAGGCCTACCTTGAGCCACATCGCTGTCGACCTGAAGGTGATCGAGGGACTCGAGGATTTGGTGGCCGAGGTGACCAGCTTGGCGGGGGTCTACCGGTGAGCGCCCCGTACACGCTGGAGGAGGCGCTCGCGCTCCGCGCGAGCCACTACGGAGCCAGCGCGGCTCGCGTCATCGCCACCGTCGAGGCACTGAACGCGCTCAAGGCAGAGGTCGAACTCCATCGGCGCGAGCTCGCCGGCTGGAAGAAGTCGCTGGCGGAGTCGTACGAGGAGAGGAAGAGCGCCATCGCCGAGCGCAACGAGGCTCGCGAGCGCGAGGAGGCGCTGCGCAAAACCCTCGAACACGCCCTCGTGAATGCCATCGCGGTGGAGAAGGCGCGCGAGGTCGAGGCGCCCCGGCGGCCCGCCGCCAACCCTGACCTCGTGCGGGTCCGCTCCCGGCTCGGGGCTGCGGTGCTGGAGTTCTGCCGCTCCCGGCTGGGGCAAACCTTCCATGCCGCCGAGCTCCACGGCGCCGTCCCGTACGCTGCGCCTGCCTCCGCCGAATACACCCTCCGCGAGCTGCGCCGCGACGGGGTGGTGGACTACCAAGTCGTCTCCCGCTCGGAGTCGCTCTACCTCGTGCGGGCGGTGGCCTCGTGAGCCCGTACACCCGAGACCGGCGCCTGCGCGCTGTCGAAGACGTCTCCACGGACACAAGATACGCCGCCGTTGCGCGGGAGCGCCTCGCGGCTGAGTCTCGCGGCCTAACACTGCGCGACGCGCGCGCCGGACAACTCTCCCTCCTCGGAGGCCTACCGTGAGCTACATCGCTGTCGACCTGAAGGTGATCGAGGGGCTCGCCGGGCAGGTAGCCCGGGCCTCCGCCGCCTCCGAAGATCGCGTGTTGGCCGGGCTCGTGCGCCTATGGCACCGGTGCTGGGTCACCACCTCCGACACCGTCACCCGATCGCAGCTCGCGGGCGTGTTCGGTGTCGATGGCGTCGAGGCCCTCGCCGACGCCCTCGTGCACCTCGAGTTCCTCGACGTCGTCGAGGGGGGCTGGCGGGTGCGTGGCGCAGAGCGTTATCTGCGCCTCAAGGAGTCGCGCAGGGCCGGCGCGCAGAAGACGAACGCCGCACGCTCTAGAGCGTCGCTCAAGTCACGCTCTAGAGCGTCATTGAGCGACGCTGGAGCGACGCTCCCGGACGCTCTCCCACCGAGCACCGAGCACCGAACACCGAACACCGAAGAAAAGATGGCGCCGGCCGCTTCGCAGCCGCCGCTGGCGCTGGTCGAGCAAGAGCCTGAGCGCAGGCCCCTGAAGGGGTCAGCCGCCATCTGCGAGGACTTCGCCGCTGTCGTGGGGGTCGCGTACCAGTGGCAGGGCGCGAAGGATAGCGCGGCCCTGGCGGCCATGCTCAAGGCCTCGACGCTCGAGGAGGTGCGCGCCCGGTGGCGCCGAGGCCTCGCCGAGCCCCCTGGCTGGCTCCAGGTGCGCACCGTCGCGCAGTTGAGGGCCAAGTGGAACGACCTCGCCATCGCGCAGCCTAGCGGCCTCGCGCAGGCCTCCTGCGTGCGGTGCGGCGGGGTGGCGGCCACCTGTGTGGTCGGTGACGAGTTCGCTGTGTGCTACCCCTGCGCCGGCGACTGGTCGCAGGCCTCGCGCGGGGGGCGCCACGTGAGCGGGGAGCTGTTCGATTGGTCCACGCCCGAGGGGGTCGCGGCGATCTCCGCGTTCACGCGCCACTGGGCCTCGAGCCGGGGGGCGGCATGATCTCCGCGCGCCTCGACCGACGCCAGCGGGTGATCGCGCAGCTCCGCGACGCACGCCCGTTCCTGCTGGTCACCCTGCCGTTCCGCCTGAGCTCCCGCGGGAATGCCCGCGGGCACTCGCTCGCGCACGCGAAAGGCATCGCTGCTCAGCGTGAGGGCACCACCCTGAAGCTCGCGGTGCACCGAGCACGGCTGATCGAACACCTGGACAAGTCTGCTGTGCTCGCCGTTCGCGCCGTGCGCGTCTCTCCGCAGGAACTCGACGTGCACGACAACCTCGGCATGTCGCTGAAGGCCGTGATCGATGGGATCGCCGACGCCCTGAAGGTCACCGACGCAGATCCCCGAATCGAGTTCATTCCCGACGCTCAGCGTGGTGCTCCTCCTAGCGTCGTGGTGGAGTTCTACCCGCTTCCCCCTGGTGCCCTATGATCCTCGACGTGCTGGAAGGCCGCGCCCAATGGGCGCTCGTGAATGGCGACGCGTGCGAGGTGCTCGCGCAGATCCCTCGCGTCGATCACGTGATCACCGATCCGCCCTACTCGCCTCACGTGCACGGGAAGCAACGCCGAATGCTTCGCGGGGCCGGCGGGGCATCGGTCGGTGATGCGCCCCTCGGTTTTGACGCGCTCACCGACAACACCCGCTCGACGATGGCGCTCGAGTTCGCGCGCCTGTGCGCTCGCTGGTGCCTCGTGTTCTCCGACGCTGAATCGGTGCACCTCTGGCTCAGGGACCTCACCTGCGCTGGCCTGCGCCACGTGCGCACCGGGGCCTGGGTCAAGGTGAACGGGCAGCCGCAGCTGAGCGGGGATCGTCCCGCTGTGGGATTTGAAGCGATCGAGATCGCACACGGCGCGCAGAAATGCGCGTGGAACAACGGAGGACACCCAGCAGTCTGGCAGGTGGCGATCGCGACCGACCGCAACGGCCGGGGTGATCGCGTGCACACGACGCAGAAGCCGATCGGGCTCATGCTACGCTTGGTCGAGCAGTTCACAAACCCCGGAGACGTGGTGCTTGACCCATTCGCAGGCTCCGGCACGACGGGAATCGCGTGCCTCGCGCTCGGGCGTAGGTTCATCGGTGTCGAGCGCGATCAGGCGTATGCAGAGATCGCTCGGAAGCGTCTCGCCGCCGAGGGGCGCGGGCTCACGCTCGCTGACGCCTCGAGCGGGCAGTGCTCGATCTACGACGTGATTGCATCGATCGACGAAGAGCCCGAGGAGGTCGAGAGCGAGCCGCCGACCACCCGTGGGATCCCTCTCGAGAAGCGGAAGCGGATCCGCGAACTGCGCGCCGAAGGACTGCCCCTGGGCATCGTGAGCGAGCGCCTCGGGGTCCACGTGAACACGGCGCTGAAGTACAGCCGTCGTTCGACTCTTAAACGGTGCGCGACCTGCCAGCGCAAGCTGCGAGGCAAGGAAATGCGCTGCTACCTGTGCCGAGGAATGCGCGCCAGCGCCGCGCGCACCGTTCGCCAGGCGCTGAGCCGGGGAGAGCCTCTCGCGAACGTCGCCAGCAAGTACCGCCTGCGCCCCAGCGTGGTGCGCGAGCTCGCCGCCCAGTTCCAAGCGGAGAAGGGCGCGCTTGAAGCGCCACGTGACTGAGCGACCGATTCTGTGTTCCGACTGGGGTCGGGATCTGGGCAGCACATTGCAGGCCTTGTGCGGCCTCGAGGCGGGCTCCGTAGGCCCCCCCCGGGGTCAGATCTCCGATCGACACCCCACCCCCCTTCGGCTACCTGCCCCTTGGAGGCGGCCTCCGGGCGCGCGAAAATTTCCCCAGAATTCCGGGTGGGGACCCCGGCTGAGGCAACTTGGGGGGGGGGGAACCCTCAGGGGTCGTTTTTTGGGCGCGGTCTGCTCTGGTGATCCGCGTACGCCTCGAGGTCCCCGCGCTCAGATCCGTGTGACAGCCTCGGGGCACGGTCGATCCGTGGCTGCGCGGCGAAAAATGAAGGGCGAGGCGCGCCGGTGCTCCCGGTGCCAGGCCGAGGGGCGCGACCCCTGGCACCCGATCACCGAGTTCCCGCCGAACAAGGCCACCGCCGACGGGCTCTCGCTCTACTGCCGGCGGTGCAAGCGCGAGTCGAGCAAGAAGCCGGCTGCCAAGGCGTCGAAGGCGCCCGAACTGTCAGACTCGAAGTCCGAATTTCTGACAGTTCCTGTCCCGCGCCCCCGCCGCCCAGGGCCTCCGAGCACGATCACCCCCGCGCTGGTCGAGCAGATCTGCACGCCCCTGCGCCGCGGGCACACCCGCCGGGTCGCCGCGCGGCTCGCTGGCGTCGACGAAGACACCCTCGCGCAGTGGATCAAGCGAGGTCGTGAGGAGAATTCTGGCCCGGCGCGCGAACTCCTCGATTCCGTCTTGGCCGCCGAGGCCCACGGAGAGCACCTGCACGTCGAGCGAGTGATCGAGGCGGGGGAGATCGACCCGACGCACAGCCGCTGGTTCCTCGAGCGGCGCTACTCACAGGGCACGGAGACGTGGGCGCGCAAAGAGCACCTCGACGTGTCGACCAACGAGGTCATGGATGCCAGCGCCGCGCGCGAACTCCTCACGAAAAAGCTCCTCGCCCTCGGGGTCGCCGCAGCGCGCCCCGCTACCGGTGCCGGAGCCGATCCGGCTGCACCACCTGATACAGATGGCGAGCCCGGAGGTCAGGAAGGGGCTCTTTGAGGGCCTCCCCGACGCCGCGATCGAGGTCCTACTATACGACTGGGTCGGGATCTGGGCTCGCGACAGCCAGCTTCTGCCCGCGGGCGAGTGGGAAACATGGCTGATCCTCGCGGGTCGAGGCTTCGGGAAGACCCGCACCGGGGCCGAGGCCGTGCGTCACCTGGTCGAGAGCGGCCGCGCAAAGCGGATCGGACTCATCGCACCGACCTCCGCCGACGCTCGGGACACGATGGTCGAGGGAGAATCGGGGCTTCTGGCAGTCTGCCCGCCATGGTTCAAGCCGCGCTACGAGCCATCAAAGCGCCGCGTTACCTGGCCGAACGGTGTTCGAGCAACGCTGTTCAGTGCCGAGGAGCCCGAACGCACGCGTGGACCTCAGCACGACGTGCTCTGGGGAGATGAGCCTGCGTCTTGGGACTCTCGCGAGGTCTGGGACAACGCGCTGATGGGCCTCCGACTCGGAGATCGCCCGATCTCGATCGTCACGGGTACGCCCAAGCCCGTGCCGATGGTGCTCGACCTGCTCAAGGATCCGAAGTGCCACGTCACGCGCGGATCGACCTACGACAACGCTGGAAACCTCGCTGCGGCCTTCGTCGATCAGGTGCGTCGTCTCTACGAGGGCACGCGCCTGGGGCGCCAGGAGCTGCACGCCGAGGTGCTTACCGATATGCCGGGCGCGCTCTTCACCCAGGCGCTGATCGACGAGGCCCGGGTGCTCTCCGTACCGGGCGATCTCGAGAGGATCGTCGTGACAATCGACCCGGCGCCGACGAGCGACTCGGGATCTGACGAGACGGGGATCCTCGTAGTCGGGAAACGCGAGGGGCATGCGTACGTGCTCGCCGACTACTCGATGCGCGGCACGCCCGATCAATGGGGCCGAGCTGCGATCAAAGCATACCACACGCACCACGCGGAGCGCGTCGTCGCGGAGATCAACTGCGGGGGCGATATGGTCGAGAACGTGCTTCGAGGGATCGACGACTCGATCCCCTTCAAGGCCGTGCGCGCGATGCGTGGCAAGGCGAAGCGCGCTGAGCCCGTGGCAGCGCTCTACGAGCAGCACCGCGTGCACCACGTGGGGATCGCCGAACGCTTCGACAAGCTGGAGAAGCAAATGCGCGTCTTCACCGGCGTGAACGGGCGCCGCGATGATCGCACCGACGCCCTGTGCTGGGGCGTGCATGAGCTCGTCGTCGAGAGCGGCTTCGCGTTCGTCTGACCTGGGCCTCGCGCGAGCGTGTGAAAGCCTCGCGCTACGCCATGCGCATGGGCATTTTCTCCACCCTCGGAAGCCTGCTCGGTCTCAGCCGCGCCGCCCCGGCTGCGCTCTCTGCCGGAGATCTCTCCGGCGGCGTGCTCTCTGCCTCGCCGTCAGCCCGAGGGCCCGCTCGCCGAGGAACGCGCGAGCTCATGCAGGCCTACCGCGAGCAACCCTGGCTCCGAGCGGTCGTCGGGCGCATCGGCCAGGGCGTTGCCTCAGCGCGCTGGCGCCTCTACGTGCGCTCCGAGGCGCCCACGCGCCAGCGGAGCGCGCCCCGCCAGCGCCGAGGCCCTGCGGGGCAGTTCGGCGACGTGCAGGGGGTGCCGGCCTTCCGGTGGGGCCGAGATCGCAGCGTGGTCGACGTCGAACTGCGCAGCTCCGACCCGCTGACCCGAGCGGCGCGCCGGCGCGAGCTCGCTGCGCAGGGTCTCCTGCGCGAGGTGACCGATCACCCGCTGCTCGAGCTACTCGCCGCGCCTAACACCGAGATGACCGGCGCGGTGGCTCGACGGGTCACGCAGATCTGGCTCGATATCAAGGGCGAGGCGTTCTGGCTGCTCGAGCGCGGGGCGAACGGTGTGCCCAAGGCGATCTGGCCGATCCCTCCGCACTGGGTGAGCCAGGTCCCGACCAAGGAGAACGCCCGCTTCGTGCTCTCGTTCGGCGGTCTTCAGATGCAGGTCGCGAAAGAGTCGGTGATCTGGCTCCGAGACGTCGACCCCGAGAACCCATACGGCCGCGGAGCTGGCACCGCCGAGGCTCTCGGAGACGAGCTCGAGACCGACGAGTACGCAGCGAAGTACCTCAAGAACTGGTTCTTCAACTCTGCGATCCCATCGTTCCTCGTCTCCTTCGAGGGCGCGACGAAGGATCAGCTCGTCGACGTCCGCGAGCGATGGATGCGCGAGCACCAGGGATACCAGAACGCCCATGCTCCGCACTTCTCGAACGGGAAGATGAACGCCCTTCGCCTCGACTCAAGCCTTCGGGACCAGCAGATCGCCGACTTGCGCAAGCTCTCGCGCGATACGGTCGCGCAGGTGTTCTCGATGCCGCCCGAGGTGCTCGGGATTATCGAGAACAGCAACCGCGCCACTGCCCAGGCGTCGCGATTCATCTACGTCGTAGGCGTCGAACTCCCTCGGGTGGAGTTCCTGCGCGAAGAGCTGCAGCACCAGTTCGCGCCGATCTTCGATCCAGCGCTGTGCCTCGAGGCTGAGATCTCGGTGCCTGACGACGACGAACGCCGGCTGAACGTGCTCAAGGCGATGCCGGGCGCGTTCTCTCTGAACGAGTGGCGCGGAGAGGCGGGGTATGACCCCGAGCCCGACTTCGAGGGCGTATTCCCGCCCTTGGCGCTCCCCGGGCAGCAGCCCGGAACGTCACCCGCTGCTACGCCGAGCGAGACCACCCCAAAGTCTCCGCCCGAAGAGGAGCCGGAGACCTCTGACGACCTCGAAGAAGACGACGGCGTGTCGAAGGAGAACGAGCTCCCCGACGATGCGGACCGCGCCGATCCGCCGTGGGCGAAAGCTCCGATCAGGTGACCGCTGGCAGCGTGTGAAAGCCTCGCGTGACGGTCGGGCGCATGAAGGTTCAGCGCCGCGAGCTCACGATTCGTCGAGGGAAGCCGACCAGCCCACCGCCGGCGCCTGTTCGCGTCGCGCAGGCCCCCTTGGGGTCCTGCAAGGCCTGCGGCGCAGAGGTCGAGGGCACGAACCCCGACTGCCCGCTGTGCTGCCCGCCTGCTGAGTCTCGCGTGCGCACCTTCGTGCTCTCGAACGAGACGCCCGACCGATACAACACCGTCTTTCGCGCCGACGGGTGGCAGCTCGACAACTATCAGCGCAACCCGGTGGTGCTCTGGGCCCACGATCGATCGCATCCGGCGATCGGAAAGGGAACCGCGCGCGTAGTCGGAACCGAGTTGCTGCTCGACGTGGAGTTCTTCGACGCCAACGTCAACGCCCTGGCCGAGCAGCTGCTGCGCACGATCGACGCTGGCGTGGGAGCGATCAGCGTCGGTTTTGAACCGCTCGAGGCGGAGTACGCCACCGACCGCGAGACCGGCGACGAGTTCCAGGACTACTTCTATCCGCCGCTCGACTACACGCGCACCGAGCTGCTCGAAGCGTCGATCGTCAACGTGCCGGGCAACGCCGAAGCGCTCCCCGTCGGCCGATCGGCGCCGGGCGCGCTCAACGACAAGATCGCCAAGCGATTCCGCGAGCGCTTCCTGCAGCGCACGCCGCCCGCTGCGCCACCGCCACCGCCTCCTGCTCCGCCCGAGCCGGGGCCCCTCACCCCTTCGGCCGAGGAGCTGCGCGCGGCCGTCGCTCGAATCACCGCGGAGGTCCTCCGGGATCGCCGCGCTCAGGACCTTCGCCGTTTGGGCAGCACTTCCACCAGGAGCTGAAAAAAATGACCGCCGCGATCACCAAGGAAATTGAGCAGCAGATCCGCGCCACCGTCGAGAAGGAACTCGCGGAGCGCATGATCTCGTCGATGAATGCCGCCGTCGACCAGGCGCGCGCCGAGGGAAAGAATCTCGGCGAGCTCGTGCGTGAGGCGATCGCGCTCGAGCGCGCGGGAAAGGCGGTGCTCGACGGGAACGGTCGGATCCTCAACGACCCCGCGAGCGGTCGCGGTCTCGAGTTCGCGCGCTGGGCTAAAACGAGCGTGGTTGCGCGCGCCGAGGGGCGTCTCGCTCGTGACGTCGCACACGCCTGGAGCAAGACGAACCGCGCGTACTCGGTGATCGCCGACAAGTTCTCCGAGGCTGAGAACGCCCGCGCCCTCACGCAGACCAGCCTCACCTCCGGCGGCGCGCTGGTGCCTCCCGAGATGTACTCGGAAATCATCGAGCTGCTCTACGCGAAGACCGTCGCCCTCGCGCACGGCGCGCGTACCCTCGAGTTCAGCGGATCGATCTCGCTCGGGCGCATTAACCAGGGCGCGACCGTCTACTACGTGGGCGAGGCACAGAACATCACCCCGAGCCAGCAGGGCACGGGCGAACTGCGCATGACGGGCAAGAAGGCCGCCGCGATCGTGATGATCTCGAACGAGCTCATTCGGAACCCCGCCGTCGGCGCCGACGCCATGGTGCGCGATGACTTGCTGAACGCGATCGCGCTCCGCCGCGACCTGTCCGCGCTCCGCGGAACGGGCGACACGTTCCAGCCGAAGGGCGTCACGGGCTGGATCAACACGAACAACGCGTTCGCGAGCTCCGGCACTACCACCGTGCAGAAGGTCGCGGACCTGGCGAAGATGATTCGCCTCGTCGATCAGAGCAACGTGTCGCTCGACTCGGGCGGCTTCGCCATGTCCCCGCGCTCGAAGTGGGCCCTGTTCTCCACCCTCGACGGCAACGCCCAGTTCGTCTTCGCCGCGCAGCTCGCGCAGGGCATGCTGTTCGGCTTCCCCGTGCGCACCACCACCCAGATCCCGGACAACCTGGGCGCGGGCTCCGACTCCGAGGTCTACTTCGGCGCATGGAACGATCTGATCATCGGTCTCGATCAGGCGACGCCCATGCAGGTCGAGGCGTTCCCCAACGGCGCGGTGTGGGACGGTACCCAGGTGGTCTCGGGCATCAGCTCCGATATCACCCCGATCCGCCTGCTCGAGGGGCACGACATCTGCCTCCGCCACGACAGCACGTTCAGCAAGCTGACCGGCGTTCAGTGGACGTGATTCACGCCTGAGGGCCTCGAGAGCACCCGAGGCCCTCGCTCGTCTCTCCTCTCGCTTCCCCTCACTCGCAGCACTCAAAAGGCAGGCTCGCATGTCGAACATTTCTCTCTCCGGCCCCGCGCCGGAGCTCAAGTTTCAGATCGGCACGCCGATCGCGGCCAGCGCCGCGGGCGCTGTGCTGGGCACTGGTGTGGATCGCCTCGGGGCGAACTTCATGGTGCTCGAGGCCGAGACCGGCGCCGTCACGGGCGCGCCCACCGCGCAGACCCTCGACGCGAAGGTGCAGCACAGCGACACCCAGGGCGGCACGTACACCGACTTCCAGCCCGGCGGCGTGGCTGCGGCTGGTGCGATCTCGCAGATCACCACGGTGTCGACGCGCAAGCGCAAGACGATTGACCTCCGCGGCGCGAAGCGCTGGGTTCGCGTCTCGACCACCACCGGCTTCACCGGCGGAACCTCGCCCACGCTGCTCAACAGCGTGAAGATCGTGTTCGCGTCCTTCGACACGCTCCCCGCCCAGGTCGACGACTAACCCACGCGGGCGCCACAAGCGCGCCCGGGTGTTTTGGGGGGAGTGGGACGGCGCGTCAGTAGCGCTGGGGCCACCAAGACCGAGATCGAGCCGGTCACCCCCGTTTCTCGCTGCACCAGGAGTCCACCGTGCTCACCACCTGCCGTATGAAGGTCGACGTACCACCGAATCTCTCCGGGGAGATCGCCTCGTTCTCGCCCGAGCGCGCGGGCGAGCTGCTCAGCAAGGGGGCCGTACAGATCCTCGCGACGTTCGACGACTCGACGCACCAGTTCGACCTCGCGCTCGGCGTTCCTGTCCCGATTCCGGCGCCCGTTCCCGAGGTGACCGACGATCCCGCGCTGCTCGCGGCTACCGCGGAGGTCTCCGATCTCGTCGCCCAGCGCGCCGAGCTCGAGCGAGAGGTCGCGGCGCTCGAGGCTCGCCGCGTGGAGCTCGCGCAGCTCGCCGCCTCCGTCCCCACGCCCCCGCCGACCGTCCCCGTGACGCCTCCGGTTGCCACACAGCCCGCTCCCGAGCCCACGCCGACCGTCCCCGATCCGGCCTCGGCGGCCCCGGTCGTCGACCAGGCGGTTCCCGTCGCTCAGCCCTGACCCCACGAGGCCCCGCAGGGCTCCTCAGCACCAGGTGGCGAGGAGCGGGGCCGAAGCGCAGGACCGGGAGGAATCTGCTCCCGGGCGTCGTCGTCGAGCCGAGCGGGCCACCGGCTGTCTCGACGACGCGCGAACCACTCCGCAGCACCGAGATCACCACATGAAGCTCACCACCCTGCGCCTCAAGAAGCACTTCGGCAACAACGTGGCCGGAGAGATCGCCTCCTTCACGCCCGAGATCGCCGAGCATATCCTGAAGCACTCCGGGGGTGAGCGCCTGGCCGACTTCGACGACAGCACGCACCGCTTCGACTTGGCGACCGGGAAGGCCGTCGAGAAGACCACCCGCGCGAAGGCGTAACGAGGGCACAACGTGGCCGCGCTCAACTCCGATCTAACGACGACGGCGACGCTCTCGGCCGAGCTCGGTGTGAGCTCTGCTGACGCACGCCTTCCTAGGCTGATCTCGGCCGCGAGCGCGGTCGCCCTTCGCTACCTCGGCCGTCGGCAGCTCTACTTTCAGGTCGGGATCATCGAGAAGGTGCCCGGCCTGGGGCGGCAAACGCTGCTCGTCGACGTGGTCCCCATCGTCGGCGTCACGAGCGTGCTCCTTCCTGATGGGAGCGCGGTCGCGGTCACCGATCTGTGGCGTACGCCCGAGCGAGACGCCCTCGGACACCTGTTCCGCGACGTCGGCTTCCCGTGGACCGGCGCCGTGCGGGCTGGCCTGCTCTACTCGGATCCCGCGATCGGTACGGAGGTCCCCTCGATCACCGTCACCTACGACGGCGGCTGGGTGACGCCGGGGCAAGTCGACAACGGGAGCCAGCTCGCCGCCGCGCGCTCCCTTCCCTCCGACGTCGAGGAGGCAGCGATCCATATCGCCGTGGGCCTCTACCGGCAGGGGGGCGCCGACCGCACCGTCTCGGCTGAGAGCCTTGGCAGCTACTCGGTGACGTACGCCGACCGCGGGAACGTCGGCGTCATGCCCGCCTCGGCGATCGAGATACTCGACCAGTACCGGCGGCTCACATGAACTTCGCGCGCTTTCTCAAGGACACGATCACGATCGCCTCCGTCGCGAGTCGCGACGCCTTCGGCAAGCCGCTCTACGGAGCACAGCGCACGGCCCTGGGCCGCGTCGAGGCGCAGCGGAGGATCGTCCGCGGTGCGCATGGCGAGGAGACGGTATCCTCCCACAAGATCTACCTCGCCTCCTCGGTGCTGCTGACCGATCGCCTGTGGCTCCCGGGTGCTGACGTCAACGTCACCGAGGCCGCGCGCACGCCGATCGACGTGAGCTCCTCGAGCGATCTGGCCGGAATCACCCTCGTTCAGGTCCTGCTCTGATGGCCGGCGTCGAGGTGAAGTTCTCGATCTCCGGCATTGACCAGGTCACGCAGGCCCTCGAGCGGATCGAAGCCGCGGCGCTCGACGAGCTGCGCGCCGCCACACCAGCCGAGGCCTCGGCGCTCCTGCAGCGGGCGCAACAGACCGTTCCCCGGCTCTCGGGGGAGCTCGCGGCGAGCGCCGAGATCGCCACGGGAACGGATGGGAGCGCCGTCACCGAAGCGGCCGTCGGGTACACCGACGGCAAGGCAGCCGCCGTGCATGAGGGCGTGCACCACGGCCACCACGTCCCGGGAACGAGGGGCTTCAAGTGGCTCGAGCGCGCTCACGACGAGGGGGCCGATGAGTCCCTCGAGCGCATCGCCGAGCGCCTGCGCGGCGTGCTGGGAGGCTGACCGTGAGCGTGCTTAAAAATCCAGCGAGCGACCTCGCGACCTACCTCGCCGGGAAGACGGTGGGGGGCGTCGCGCTGGTCCAGGCGACCAACCTCTTCGTGGGCAAAATGCGCGGCAACGACACCACGCCGAGCCCCTCGGTCTGGCTGCTCAACACCGGGGGCCCCCCCCCTGAACCCTACCTGGGCGGCTCGAGGCAGGGCTTCTACCGCGCCCAGGTGCAGATCCTCGTGCGCGGACCCGCGGGCGACATGCAGACAGGCGAGCAGATCGCTCGCGACGTGTTCGAGCTAGTCGCCCAGCTGCAGCTGACGGGGTACGTGAGCACCTTCGCGCAGAGCGCCCAGCCCATATGGCTGCTCGAGGACAACGCGCAGCACGACGTGTGGGTGACGAACGTCGAGTGCCAGTACGTCGCGGCACTCGGGTAGCAGCTTGTGAAAGCCTCGCGCGACGGTGCGCTTGCTCAGGAGGCACGCACCGCATGGCTCTTCCCAGTCACCCGCTCAAATTTTACGTTCGAAGCGACGCCACCGCCCCGTCTGCGACTGACGAGGTCGCGGGCCTCAACAACTGCGACTACTCGCCCAACGTCGACCTGCTCGACGTCACCGACTTCAAGGACACCTCGGGTGCCAAGCTGAAGATGGCGGCGCTTACCGACGGCTCGATCACCGCCTCGGGCGACGCGCTGCTGAGCGACACGCCTCAGTCGCTGATTCGCAGCTCGATGCTCACGGGCGCTAGCGTCTGGGTGACGATCCAATTCAACCCATCCGGCACCGCCGGGCAGAAGGGGTTCCAGATCGAGACCAAGGTGAAGAACTACAAGGTGAAGGGCAGCGTCGCTGGCAAGAACGAGTTCGACGCCGACTTCGAGTTCACCGGCGCTCCGTCGCTCGTCTGATCGAGCACATCACCCGAACGGAGAGCGACGATGGCGACGCCGGCCTACCCGATTCAGCTCAAGATTGCCTCGGCAACGGTCACGGTGATGACCTCCGAGGCGACCACGGCGATCGTCACGGGTTCGCAATACCAGATCGTCAACACCGCAAAGCGCGCGGTCGATCCTGCGACCACGCTCGTGGTGAAGGACGGCGCTGCCACGGTTCCGACGGCCAACGTCTCGTTCGACTACCTCTTCGGGATCGTAACCTTCGTCGGGTACACGGCCACTGGTGCCGTGACGATCACCGGGGCCTACCTCTCGACGCAGTCGATCGCTGAGGGGAATGGAATCGAGCTCAACCTGTCTACCGACCTGGTCGACGTGAGCGTGTTCGAGTCGAGCTTCAAGAAGAAGCTCGCAGTTCTGCTCGACTCCGATGGCTCGATCGCGATGCTGCGCATTCCGCTCGAGGATCTCGACTCGCTCACGGCCGGAACGCAGTCGTTCGACTCGTGGATGCGATCGGGCACGCCCAAGCTGCTCGACGTGCTCTTCACAGCCGGCGCCAGGTGGCGCGGGTGGGTCGTCTTCAAGGACTACAAGGTCAAGTCCGCGATCGCGGGCGTGATCGAAGTGTCGTTGGACTTCACCGGCGCTCCGCAGGGTGCGGGGGCCGTTTTCTCCTGGGGTGCCTGATGCCTGCCGCCGCTGCTGAACTTCGAACCCGATGCCTCAATAAGCCTCGCCGTAACCTCGTCTCGGTGCTCGACAAGTCGGGCACCGAGACGGGCTTCTTCGTCCGTCCACTCACGATCGCGCAACGATCGCAGATCATGAAGGCCGCGAAGATCGCGCCCAACGAAGCTGGTGGCGCTCCCGTCGTCGATCTCGCTGGAATGCAGGTTGCCGCGATGATCGAGGCCATCGTCGACAGCACGGGCACCAGCGTGTTCTCGCCGCTCGACCTCGAAGCGCTGCTGAACTGCGAGCTCGACGCCGAGATGGAGATGCTTTCGGCTGCCGCGATGAAGCAGGTCAACGTCGACCAGGAGACGATCGCAAAAAACTGAGGCGCGATGGCGAGAGGCAGCTCCTCTACGCCATCGCTCGAGAGATCGGCGGGACAGCTGACGAGATCGCCGAGCGCCTCACCGTAGACGAGCTCTTCGAGTGGGCCGAGGTCTTCAAAATGGAGAGCGAAGCCAACAAACGCGCCATGGCTGACGCCAAGCGCAAGCACGGAAGGGGGTAACTCGTGGCGCTCAAGGTCGGCTCTCTCTTCGTCGGCCTCGAGGCGAACGCAACGGGGCTCCTGCAGGGACTCAGCGACTCCCTGAAGGCCGTGGAGCGCTTCACGAAGGAGGCAAAGCGCGCAGCCGGAGATATTGCGGCCATGTCCACTGCGCTCACCGCGATCGGTGGAGCAGCGCTTCACCTGGCTGCCGACCTCAACGGACCTACGAAGGCCGCGGTCAACGATCTCTCGGTCGCGACGAAGCAGCTCGCGGTGCCGATCGCCCAGCTGCTCTTGCCTGCGGTGCGCGCGCTCACCGCAGATATTCGTACGTTCGCGCAGTACGTGGCCGGCCTCGACCCTCACCTGAAGGGACAGATCGCGAACTTCGCCAAGTGGTCCGTGGAGATCGGCGGCGTGGCGATGATCGGATCGAAGGTGATCGGGGTGATCTCCGGCCTCTCAGGGGTCTTCTCGGCGCTGTTCGGTGTCCTGGCGGCGATCGGCGCGGGGCCCATCTTGGCGATCGTTGCTGGGATCGCGATCGTCGTCGGCGCCATCGTCGGTCTCCACGCCGCGTTTCGAACGAACTTCATGGGGATCTCTGACGCGACGCGCGCCTTCTCCGAATGGTTCACGGCTACGTTCTCCGAGTCCTTTGACGCCATCGTCGGGAACGCGAAGCTCTGGGTGCAGGCCGTCAGCCTGCTGCTGCAGAAGCTGGTCGACGCGATCGCCATCGTCGAGGCCGTCATGGGCGAGCCGGCCGAAGGGCTCAAGGCCTCGAGCTGGGCGATGAAGGCGTTGATCCAGGGGATCACCGACGACCTGCTCGCAGGCAAGACCCACTTCATTTCCGCGGCGCTCGACCTCGGAAGCTCCTTCGGCGAGTCGTTCACGAAGGAAGTCCAGCTCATGATGAATGAGCTCGGAGTCTCGAAGTGGATCGACGGAATCAGGGGGCAGTTCAAGAAGGGATCTCTCGCTGGCGTAGGAGGCCCGCAAGGTGACAGCGCCGAGACCCGCGGCATGGCCTCGATCGAGGCGCAGAACGAAGCCATGAGGGCCGCGCGCCTCGCGAACGTCGCCCGCGACGTCGCCACCGGGAGGTCGAATCAGCAAGACGTCGACATGGTCTCGGCGAATATCCAGGAGCTGAAGGCCCTCGAGGCACACTCGATCGCGCTCGATCGAGCGAAGACGCTTCAGTGGGCGTCTGCCGAGGCGCAGGCGAAGGAGATCAAGGCCGCGCAGGATGCCGCGAGCGCCTTCGGGCAGTTCCGGTCAGCCCTGGCCA